GTCCTTCCTTTCCGCCACATCCCGCATTGTCCATGCCTTCCCTTCGAGCTCCGAGCCTAAGGCTACGGGTCGTTCCTTCTTCCAGTTCAGTAGGATCCTGCGTGCTATACGCCGGTCCAGATCACTAGGTTGGAACCTCCCCATTGCCGGAAGCCCGAGCCCTCCGAGGTAGGTAGGTATATGCCATGGGAGCCTTGTCTCTGCGAGCCTCGCCCTGTTGTGCTCGATGAACCTCTCATACGTTACCATATGAAGGTCCTCCGGCGCATAATAGAGTAGGCTCCGCAGTCTCGAGGCTGCGGACGATGTTTCACTTCCTTCGTCTGTCAGGCTGGCGATCCCGCTGCGCTTCATACCGCGCAGCAGGCCCGCATTGACGTATTTGACAAGCTTTAGGGTGCCGATATAGTGCCTCTTCTTCCCGGGCTTGTTCCCATCCTCGCTCAGCTCCTCCGCTCTGGAGAATGCCGTCGAGTTGATGTTGACAAACTTCGTGCTGAAGAAGGTCTTGCCCACGGACTCATGTAAACCTGAGCCGCTGGCTATCTTCGCCCATAGCTGCCTCGTCCTTGCGTTACACTTCATTAACAAGTCATCACCGTTCACTAAAAGTGGGACCTCTGTTATCAGCCGGGAGGGGAGCCCCTTCCCGATGCTGTAGGCCCAGGTGCAGACAGTCGCATTGGCTATGCAAAGTATAATGAAGCTCATTATGCTGCCCATGGTCTGACCCGTCTTCTGTTGCCTCGCCTTCTCTTGCTCGTACTTCACTCGTTGTCGTGTGAGTGAGCCTCGCATCATGCGGGCCCAGTTCTCTCTCTCGACTTCGTTCTCTGTTATCCTCTTACATATGGATTCGATAATCAACTCTGTCACCCAGCTTTCTAGCCGGTTAGTGGCGTCGTCGTAGTCGCCCGATAGGTATTCATCGTCTTCATTTCTCTTGTGCCCCATTGCCCCATTGACGATCTCGGCTGTTACGGTCGTGCCAATCAGTTGAAAGACTGGCATCTGCCGCATCAACGTGTGAAGCCACTTCCACACGCCCCTCAGGGCGAGCTGTGTATATGGTTCATGCTTGCTGATCGTTCTTGTTTTTAGAGACTCTGCTAGGCCTACAAGCTCCAGCTCTCGCACTTCCGTTAGGGCGCGCTCCCATACCCTGCTCCAGAACAAATCGAATCGGTGATTGAGTTCACCGTCGTCGACCTCTGTTAGTAGCAGCTGTTCGGGCTCACGCTCCTCGTCTGCGCTCGGCTCCAGCCAGTTGCCTTGCCAAATCTCTAGGGCGCCTCCGGGCGTTCTGAGTCCTTCGAGGATCTCACCTCTCTCCCTGTCCAGCGTTGTTCTGGCAGGCTCACCCCTCTTCCACGGCTTCGGCCTTTCTGCATCGAGGACCGTCGCAACGGCACCGCCGTCGCTACGGGACTTAATGTAATTGGCGGACGTGGATGGGAAGAATGGCCTCATTCTATCTTCTCGGGTAAAAGTGTTATGCCCGATGATCGTCTGCACGGTGCGATCTATCTGTCGCGCCATGGCCTCACGCGTGAACCACGGTTCCGTGGCTCCTCGCTTGTCAGTTTCTTCGAAGTGCTCGGCTTCTTGGATACTCATCAATGGGAAGTTCTTGGTCGCCGGCGGCGCGGTCGTCAAGGCTGTGAGCGTCTTCATGACGCCTTGCCTCACTTCCTCGCCGTTGGGTCGCGGCATCCCCATCTTGCTCTTCGATAATGAGCGGAGTAGGGATAACCGTCCTCCAATATCTCTCAGTTTTAGGTAGGACTCTAATGCCCTGCCCAGTCCACCGCCTACAAGGTGGCGAGCCTCCTCCACAGCCTCTTCGGCTGTTAAGAAGGGTGCGCTTGGGAGTGGTTGCTCAGTCCAATAGGCCTCGAAGGCCGCGAGCTTCCATTTCACTGACTTCATCCATCCGCCTGCTCGCTCTGCGAGCTCAGTCCAGCGGATCCTGCACCTCTCTTGTGCCTCGGGTTTCTGCTTTTGCAGTCCGTAAATGTAGAGAATTTCTTCAATGACGTCAAGGGCCTGTGTGATTTCAGGCCTGATGATAGTGCTTCTCAGCACTGCGGCTTTGCCGGTGGGTAGCGCCTTGGCGCTGTTTCCTTGGGGGGAATCTGCCTTTCCTGATTCGGGGTCTGCGTCGTCGGTCCTTAACGACGCAACTCCCCCCGGATCTGGGGAACTCATGTTACCAAGGGGCGTTACAATGTAGGTTTGTGCGCGGTTCATGCTATAGATATTTTATATGTCTTACGCAAGGAGATCG